CAATACTGGCAAGCGATATGGGAGCTAAGACGGTCGCGGACTCATTCCATTACTGGCGATTATTTTTTCAAAACTCAACAATAGGACGTAATGCACGCTTCTTCGCTGAGTACAAAAAAAAAAAAAGTAACACGCAGGTAAGACAGAAGTAAGACGATAACACGCATTTAAAAATCGTAACACGATGACAAACGAATCCAACATAATCGTTGACAAAATCGTACACAATAATATCACAGGCCCAAGCCCGTGTTACGAAAACGTAGAAAGTAACACAGAAAAAATTGACTCTAAACCAATCATCATCGATGATTTCACGAATATCCCCACAAAATCATTCCGTCCAATTTCCAACCCTGCAAAAAATCATATTGTTTTCAACGCGCTCAGAGAAACCGGCCTCACTATTCCGCAAGCCGCAAAAGTTATCGGAGTAACAAAAGCCAACGGATATCTAATTGAGAAAAAAAAAGCAAAATCTATACTTGCGCCCTACACCGCGCTTGCAAAAAAAGCGATAAAAAATATTGTGCAGGGGAAGCCCGTCGGAGCATCCGGACCACCAAAATGTTCTGATATTCTCACCGCAGGTGCTCAAATCCTGGATAGAGTCGAGCCGAAAATTAATCTCAATGAAAACAAAAGTTTATCCATTAACCTCGACATCACGGCTGACGAGCGGGAAGACATACGTCGCAGTTTAGGGCTGGTAAGTCAATGATTACAATGGGTTAGAGCCTACATAATACATATTATCGAGACAGCGATTATGTAAATCAGAGTATGAGTACTCATACACATGCACATGCACGCTCAGGTGGGAGGCAGGGGGGGTATGACAGTCAGATGGGCCGGGTAGGGGTAGATAGGGGAGGTATCCCTCACTCTTAATCCGCGCATTGATTTCAGATATTGCTTGACATAATGCGCATGGTATGATAAGCTCAATTCATGTTTACCAAAGAGGAACTTGAGCGGAAATACTTAGTTGAGCATTTGACGATGGCGGAGATAGCTAAAGAGCAGGGTACGACTCGACAGACGGTTTTGTATTACCTGAAGAAGTATGGGATTGACCGGAGTAAGGCTGAGAGGTTCGAGATTGAATGTTCTAATGTTGAATGCGGGAAGATGTTTCCGACTACGAGGAAGCGGTGGAGGGAGAGATTCCGGGGGTTTTGTTCTCCTGAGTGCTACTATGCCAGCCGTCGTAATCCTGCTTATCGGGAGTGGCGGCAGGGTCAACGGATTGGCAGGATAGTAATGAGTGAGGAGCTTGGGAGACAGATTCTGGGTGATGAGGTTGTACATCATAAGGATGGGAATGACGGGAATAATGACAAGGGGAATTTGATGTTGTTTGAGAGTCATTCTGAGCATATGATTTATCATCATCGGTTGCAGCGGGAGGGATTGCCGTGAGGTATTTATTTGCCTATGTAGACAAAAACAGATTTGAAAGAATAAAAGATAAGAATCACGCTATTTGTGCGGCGTTGTCTTTTGCCAGACGCAAGGGATTGGAGATTAAGGGTGAATGGGAAACTTTCACTGATTTGCCTTGTGATGATGGCAATTTGTATTCGGGATATAGGGTTGAGGTTATATAAATGCCGATGAGGAACGCATGAAACAACGTTATGTAGACCAATTTAAGAATTTCCCATCGAGTTCACATGATGACCATGTCGATGCAATAAGTTGGGTATTTATGCGTAGTCGTCGTAAGTGGCGTGTTTGGTTTCTTAGTGGTTTATTTTTCGTACTCTTTTTAATATTCTGGTATCTGAATCCACTACCACTATAGGAAGGTGAAGAATGGCAAAGCCTGATGCAAAGGCCCCCGTGGGGCAAGGTGGAAGATTTGCAGCAATGAAGAAAAAGTTGTCGGGGAAACCTAAAGTTACGAGTCCCGGCGGGTTAGCCGCCTATATTGGCAGGAAGAAATACGGCAAGACGGGATTCCAGGAGATGGCGGCAAAAGGAAAGAAGGGGAAATGAGCACACTCGCTGATTTGGTTCGTGGGGGCAGGAAGAAACAGATTGATGAGGCCGTTGATGTACCGCCGTCCACACAGGCCGTTGCTCCACCGCCTGCAAAGGAAGAGGATGCGCTGCCTTCAGGTACTCCCGCTGATGAGAAGTGGGATGATTACTTGCAGCAATGGGTTCCGGTGGGGAAATGGATGAGTCCACAGGAGCATCGGAAGAAAGAGGAAAAGGCCCGGCAAGAGAAAGAAAAGCGCGGTGGATTTGCAGACGTGGTGAAATGATGGTTGAACTCCAAAATATCAAGACAGGGGATATGGAGTTCATTGAAAACTCTGATTTTCCTCAAAACGGAATATTTTTATTATCAAAGGAAATGTGTGATAAATATAAAAAAGCATTATCTGTAAAAATAAAAGAAAATAATGAAAATAAAATTCCATAAGATAAATAGAAAATTAAAGAAATGTTATCATTCTTTTTGGGGGGTTTATCTATTTAAACCTTGTAAGTGTGGATGTAATTTTGATACGGGGATTGGGTTGAATTTGGGTTGGTTCGGCATAACCTTTAGAAAGACATAAATCCGGGGGGTTTGTGGATGCGGCAAAGGGGAAATGATAATGAATGATTGGGAAAACAAAGGTTGTAGTGCAGAGCCGGGCACTATTATTCGATATTTTGATGCTCCTCGTGTATCATCCTATAGACTTGTAAAAAAAAGAGGGGAACTTATACTACAATTCTGTGATGATTTTATAATGATAGATGGACAATGGAAACCTCAATGGACGGATATTCCAACTGTCGAATTGGAAGGATAATGAACTGGCTTGACCTTGCTTTCGATAGAGCTACATGGCCTAAAAAGGAAAGAGATGCTTTTTATGCTCCATCTCTTAAATCATTTGATGACCTGTTATATGAAATTTATTTACCCACTGTTTCAAAATATATGCTTGCGGAGGATTCAATAAAGGATGTTTTTACAAAATGACCGATCTTGAGAAATTCATACAACTTTATGAGTCTTTAGGAATTGAGTTAATTCCTAAAAACGGGAGCCCTTTTAATCCAGATAATTTTTATCTTTATCTTAATAATGGCGATAACGATAAATTTGATGGGTATAGCGGTTTTTATTCAGACATAAAATTTGACAAAGATGGTAAATTCATAAAACAGGGGTTTTGGGAATGAGCTTCAAAGACATAGTCAAACCGCTTTATAAGGGGAAGAAGGTCAAGGCCATCAAGATTCCCCGCGTGAAGATTAAGAAGAAGGTCCGGGTAACGTGGGCATGAAGATTATTGAAGATACACAACAGCCACCGAGGTTTCGTGATTTCGGCCCGGATAATAAAACAGACACTTTTTGGTTTTCTATTCCCAACTCTATGCCGGAAAAGTTCAAGGGGCCGTATTTTATGATTCGCATTACATATCTTGAAAAGATTGAGCATAATACCCCGGACGCCATGTTTAAATTACTTTCTATGAAAATAGATGCAGACATTGCAGAAAGTAAGGTTGTGCAATTATGAAATTAATTCATACAATAATTTCAAAAGAATTCCATTTGGAGATTTATGAAGATGAGTCTATAGTCATTTTGCAACTAAATAATAGTATCAGTTTACCCAGACAGGAAGCGATTGAATTGCGCAAATTATTGGAACAATTACACGATGCGCCAACTAAACTATGATTCGATTCATTGCCGTGGAAATAGGAACCGATGAAATTCCACAACATAAAAAGTTAGTGGAAATGGATATGCAACTTCAAAAAAACGAATTTTACGGTAAAGTAGAATCGGAATATCAAAAAGGAAAACTCATTCGGGTGATTTTGCATCCGACTATAAAATTTTAATAATGATAACAGAAGACAGAATAAAAAAAAGATTAGCACAACTTGAAAAAAAATACGCTGAATTAGATGAAAATACGAAAAATTCATGGCCAAGAATTGATTCTCTTACAGATATAGAAAAATTGGAAAGACACAGAGAAAGGACTACAACTCAAATATTACAGTTAAAATGGATTTTAGGAGCATTTGATAAATAGTTTAGTCTGTCCGAAGTAGCTGTACTACAGCATCGGCAACCCTCGGAGGAGTACGACTCGCCGAGGGGTCATTTAAAATAGTTTTGGCTACTGAAACAATCAGGGCCGTTTGTATCCTTCGGGATGCAGCGGCCCTTTTTTTTGTTTAATCACATGGCGGAAGATAGAGAACTCATAGAGCTTGCAAAAATGATGAAGGTCAAGGCGGAAGATGACTTCTTCTACTTTGCCCATTATATTTGCGAGTTTGGGAAAAATCCCGACCAGAATGGCCCTCGCATTACTGAAGACCAGCACAGCCTTTGCAATCATCTTCAGGCGTTCTATAACAATCCCAACCCCGAAACGTGGCTGGCGCTCATCCTTACACCCCGCGATACGCTGAAATCAACCGTCCTTCAAGCCTTTGTCCTATGGATAATCATAAAAAATCCCGATGTGAGAATCCTTCTATATGCCGAGGTGCATGAACAGGCGCAGAAAAGACTTGCAGTTATAAAAAGGATAATCCAGCAGGCAAAACGATTCCGACTATGTTACGGAGACCTGGATGGTAGTAAAAAAGGATTGCCGTGGAATGAAAATCTGTTTGTCTCCGCGCAAAGAAACAATACCGCTATCCGTGAAGGCACTGTTGAAACTGCCGGACTCGATGTCGTCGTCAACTCCCGGCATTACGACTGGATGTTCCCTGATGATTTGCACAGCGAGAAGAATACTAAGACCAAAGACCAGATAGAAGAAGTAAAAGACCAGTTCAGAAATCTTCTGCCGTTAAAATCCAAAGGCGGGAAAATATGCGTTGCCGGAGTTTTTTGGAACGACTCCGATGTGCATACCTGGCTTAAAGACGAGAACAATCCCGAAATATTCCTGCAAAGCATTTATAAGGAAGACGGGATAACGCTGAATTATCCAACTGCCCTGCCGCAAAATGAAATTGATTTGCGGAAAAAGACTCTTCGAGCCGATATGTTTTCCTGCCAGTATCTTTTGGACGCCGTGGCTGCGGACGCCTTTAAATTCAGGCGGGAATATTTTACCATAATCCCAAGAGCGCAATTCAGGAGCATCCGCAATTATCTGTTGATTGACCCCGCCGGAGACCCGACGGCTGAAACCGCTTCCAAACGCGATTCGGATTATGTAGGACAGGTTGTATGGGCGATGAATGCCGAACAGGACTGGATGCTGCTCGATGGATTTCACGGAAAAGTATCGCCGACCGAAGCCGTAGAAGAAGCCATGCTCTTTATTTTGAAGTATAAACCCTTTATTACCGGCGTTGAACGCGCCGGTATGGGAAATATGAAACATTACCTCAGTGAAGAAATGAGAAAGAAAGGAATGTATTCAACTATTGTTGATACAAAACCTGAAGGCCGATCCAAGACTCAAAGGGTCTTTGCTATGGAACCACAGGCACGAAGACGAAAAATGTATATCGCCGAGGAATGTCCGATTAAAGAGGATTTTATCGAGGAAGCTATCAGATTTCCAAAGGCAAAACACGATGATTTGATTGACCCCACAGCCTATATGCTTGACCTGCTTCGTGATTACGGCACACCCGTACAAGACGATTCGGATGATGACGATGCAATCCCCGCCGACCTTGCGGGTTTAAATCAGATGTCCCGTGATTACTGGATGGCTATAAGAAAAAAAGAAAATCAAGTCGATAATTGGGTAGTGGAATTTTTTGCATAGGAGACCATGATGTTTGAATGCAAAGGATGTGCGGCAAGAGACATACAGATTCAGGATTTGCGTACGTGCCACGTGTGCGCGCAAAAAGACGTTATGATTGCCTTTCTCCGCGAACAACTCGTGCAGAAAGATTCGCAGATAGCAGAATACAAACGCGAATACAAACGCGCCATTGACCGGGTGCTCGAAAAAGAAGGCGTACAGCCGGTGCGTGAGGAAGTTGGAGGCGAACGCTCAATCGATATGGCCTCGATGCTGAATATATTCGAGGAAGTCCCGATAGGTGAAACAAAATAATGGAAATACCTAACAACATGATGACGGGAATGAATCCAGGTGCAATGCCCGATATGACTTCAGGAATGCCCCCTGTTACCGACAATATGATGGGACAGAGAACGCAATTCCCGGAAGATTCTGAAATCATCAACGACATAAACAATGCGTTCGATAAATACAAGCACGGCAGGGCGAACTTTGAGTGCAACTGGTATCGTAACATTCTTTTCCGGCATGGCATCCAGTGGATAATAATGGATGAGAAATCAAATTCCTGGCGAAAAATGAATCTTAAACCGTATGTCCCTAAACCGGTTACAAATAAATTTGCCGCAACCGGGGAACGTATAGCCTCCGTCCTGTCCCGTGTTGAACCGAATTGGAATTTCACTCCTGCAAGCGACAGCGAAATGGACATTATCACGGCAAAAACCTGTGATGATTTAGAACCCGTCATCTGCGAAGAAAATAATATCGAGAGATTGCGGGAAAAACAATCAAAATGGGTAACGTATACCGGAAACTGTTATTTTCTATCCGGCGTTGAAGCAAAAGAGAGCGGAGAACCGACTCTTTATACCGATGTTTACAGCCCGCTTGAAGTTTACGGCAATCTTACCATCGAAGACATAGACAATCAGGAGTCTTTGGTAATCGTTTGTCGAAAAGACAAGGGATATATCAAAAAGGCCTATGGTGTTGAGGTAAATGACAGCGAATCAAATGAACTGGGGCTTACTTTTCTTGAATCAATGGCTTTTACAACTCAGAATTCGTCTTCAACCTTCAGGGCGAACAGTAAAAGCCGGGGGGTTGTTATAAAAATAGGCATCTTCAGGCCGAATGAAAAATATCCGAATGGATTGCTTGCCGTAATGGGAGATGGAAAGATATTAGATAAACGGGAATTGGATAAAACATCGGATGGAAAGACAATGTTCCCCGTGGAACACTTTAAATTTGATTCGGTTCCGGGGTCTGCTATCGGTTCCACTCCGATGCACGACATTATTTCCAAACAAGAACAATTAAATCGTCTCGATTCGATGATTCTACTCATCATAATGAGAATGAGTTCTCCTGTTTGGCTTCTACCTGAAGGTACAATTGTAAAAAATTTCTCCGGCGAACCGGGAGCACAGATTAAGTATCACTCGATGGGAGATAATAAGACCGCCCCTTCACGAGTAGCCGGAGAAAATATTCCGCATTCTGTTTTTGATTGGCGGGAGAACATAAATAAAGACATCGAAGAGCTTGCTAATACGTTTGAGGCCCTGAAAGGACAGACACCATACTCTGGTGCGCCGAATATCGCCATTGAGACCCTTATCGAACAGGGATTGACCCGTTTTGGCCCTACTCTCAGGGCAAATGCCGAGTCTTGGCGGCGTTGGATGAAGACTCAAATGGAACTTTTCAGGATTTACGGTATGGAACGTAAGTATGTAAGCAAGGGTGAGTCCTCTCAGTGGGAAATGAAGAGTTTTTCGGCGGCTAATTTCTCAGGGGCTATCAATGTACGGATAGAATCCGACTCTACCGTTCCGAGAAGTCAGCATATCAAGCAGACACGGCTTACCGGGGCTATCCAGGCCGGGATTATCGATATGAATGACCCTATGATACGCATGAAGGCCCTACAAGAGCTTAAATTGGAAGATTATGCGGGTGATTTGACGGCGGACGTGCTGGATGCAGTGCGGGAAAACGAATTATTGAAAACAATTGACCCGAATCAGGTAGGACAAATGGAAATGATGGGGCAACCGCCGATAAAAGTCATTCCGTTCGTGCAAAACAACGTGGTTCATATTTCCAAACATCGTTTATTCGCCATAAGTCCTGAAGGCAAGCCATATCTGGACTTTTTGACCCGGCATATAGCGGAACACGACATGAATCAGCAGGCAATGATGAATACCGGCCTGCCGCCTCCGCCTCCGGGTGGTAATGGCGGCAAAACGATGAGCAACAAGGAAAGCAATGCGATTGCGCCGAAAGGCGGACAGATTCAGGCAGCAATTGCACCGGCTGAGAAGCAACCGACACAGTAAGAGCCGTCTCCGGGCTTAATCGGGAGTAAATAGCGTCTCCGGCTTACGGGAGTAATCTAAGCGTCGCCTGCTTTGAAGGGCGTGGAGGGAATATGGAAAATGAAAACGTAGTAACAGAAGGACAAGTTGGAGAATCCGGGAGTCAAACAAGTGAACAAGGGACAGGAGAGCAAACTTCGATACAACAGGGGCAACAACCACAGGAGGATGGTCGTTTTATTCCCCGCGAACGATTTGACAAGGTCTATGGTCAATTTGCGGAGTATAAAAAGCTCGGTAAAATTCCCGACCTTCAAACCCGGTTGCAGAAGCTTGACGCATGGGAAAAAGCCGTTGAAGAACAAAGAAAACGCACTCAAGACGCCAACGGAGACCCGGAAATAGAGAATCAACTTTTTTCAAAAGTTCCGAAAATCAAGGCCGCTTTGGAAAAAATAGCGGAATTTGACAAGCGGTTTGAGAAATTCGGGACTTACGAACAGGGGCTTGCGGAACTTCGTGAGCAAACCATCTCGCAAAGGATGGATAAAGCATCCACTTATTTTAGTGGTGAATTAAAAAAGGCCTATCCGAATATTACTTTGGACAAGAAAGACCAGGATCGCATGGAGAAAATTATCTGGTACGATTTGTCGGCTGAACAACAGCAGGAATTCGCCAATGGAGATTTTTCATTCATTGACGACTTTATTGTCAACAATAAGGATTTCCTGTCAAGATTCGCACCGGCAAAATCAACTCCAAAGCCCTTTGTGAGATTGGGTAGTCAGGGAGCGCCGCAGCAAAGTGAAGTAGATATGAAATCAAAAACAATGTCTCAACTTGGAGACGTAGCATGGGAACACTTCAGGTCAGACACATCATAAGGAGAAACAGCGATGGGTGAAACCTTAACAAATCTGGATAAAATCCTCAAGGACGTGTATGAAGCGAACGTAACCGACCAGGTAACGACTTTTGACCCGGTTCAGGAACTCTTCGAGGAAGTTGAAGACGCTCAATGGGAAGGTCGTCAGGCAATCGAGATGACCAACATGAGTTATAACGAGGGCGTGGGAGCAACGTCTGAAGGCGGGAACCTGCCGACAGCCGGGAATTTTGACCCTCAGAACTTCGCTATCGGTATGAAGTATCTGAATGCGTCATTCCAAATGACACAGCAGATGATTAAAGGAGCGGAGACCTCTAAGGGCGCATTCAAGAACGCCATGAATATGTCGATGGAGACCGTCGTTACAAACCTCAAACGTGAACAGTCGCGTATGCTCTACGGAGCTGGTAAGGGCATTTTGGCATATGTGAATTGCACCGGGGCCGTTACTACCGTAATTGTTGACAATCCCGGCGGCGTAGTAGGGACTGCCGGTGGAGCAAGATATATTCGCAAGAATATGATTCTTGCCTGTATCAATCCCGCTGATGGAACCATGAGGTCAGGGACCGTCCATACCGTGACGGGGGTAACGAGTACGGGATTGAGCTACACTTCAGCATCCGTAACACTTACGAACGATGATTACATCGTAAGATGCAATACGGCGGCTGAAACTACGGCAGCGGGAACCGGATATAACAGGGAACCGATGGGACTTCTCGGTCTGGTTGACGATACAACCTATCTTACCACGATTTCCGGTCTGTCCCGTGATACTTACCCGCAACTTAAAAGCAGAGTGCAATCGGCTGTAGGCGCGCTTTCACTCGATGCGCTTCAGACGAATGTAGACCTTGCCGACCAGTTGGGTGATGCGCAGATTGACGCCTTTACCTGCCATCATGCAGTCCGTCGGTCTTATCTCGCACTCCTCGAAGCCGACAGACGGTATTCGAGTTCAGATTTGACTAAACCTGATGGCGGCACGATTGCAGGCAAGGGCAAGGGTGGAAAATCCGGGAACTATATAACTTTCGCCAATAAGCCGGTGATGGAGTCAAAGTATCATCCCTATGGCACGATCATCGGTCTCGACAAGAGATACATGAAGAAGTACACACAGGTAAAGGGTGAATGGGCGAATGAGTCCGGAGCCATTCTCAGGCAGGTAGGCAGTACTGACGTGTGGAGTGCCTTCTATCGCAGATGGCTGAATTACCACTGTAGCAAACCGGCAACCTGTTTCCGCATGGACGGGATTACGGCGAATACGATTTACGTTGCAAGTTACTAAACAAGCGGGGCGGGAACAACCCGCCCCTATTCTACAGGGCCGCCGCCTAATCGGGCGTAAGGAGAACACATGGCAGATGATTTCTATTCCGATATTGTTACACTGAAATCGAGAACGAGTGAAAAGCTCGGTGTGATGCACGACAGTCGTTTGAGAGAGATTCATCCGAAAAAGGGGTTAAAAGTCCCGCGTGATATTGCGGAACTCGGCAAGATTCAACATGCGTTGCGTTGGAGCGCGACACATGGCGGAGTTTTAGACAGCAAGGTTTACATCGAAGACGACATTGGGACTGCCCTCGAAACCCCTCATAAACCCCTGGAAGAGGATGAAGTAAAGAAGATGAAGCAGACGGATGGTCTCGGCAAGGACAAGATTATGGTAGATGGCAAGCTCATCAACAAGACAACCATAAATCTTGACCCCGGCGGAGACGATAAGGAAAACTTCATGAGTAACAATCTATGACACCGCAGAGTTTTCGAGAAGACCTGAAACGCTTTGATAAGAGACTCGACTTTGTGTATAACGCCCGCAAGATGCAATGGGAAGTAGTGGGTCATGACCTCAAGGGAAAGAAATATCTTATCAAGGCAATTCCTATCGGACAAATGGAAACAATAGGGACATGGGTGCTTCAAGACCTATACAGTATGAGTCCGACTAAACAGGGCGGGGCGAAAGAACTCAACCGTAGACTCGATGATGCCATTGAGGAAAGAGAAAAGATTCAGGAAAAGGACAATCGCAACGATATGGAAGGTCTCCATGATGAAGCGTATGTCAGATTGAAATACGGACTTGGGGAGAGAGTTTCATTACATCAACCGGAAAGGCATGAAACAACTTTTACTGTCAATGACAGGAGAAGGGTACATGACCAGGAGGAAACAATATGATTAGAAACAGACTCGTACAATTTCAGGGAGGGGATACGCAGATTGCCGCAGATTCAACAGCAGTTGCTTTAACGGGCATTGTAATGCCGTCGCCCGGAAAGATTAAGAGTATAACGGGCTGGATTGGCACAAAGACAGGGTCGAATGCCGCGCAACTCGATGTGTTTAAAAGCGGGGCCGCAGGAAGTTCGGCGGCGGCATCCACCACGTCCTGTTTGTCGGCTGCAATGGACATGACTTCAGACGCGATTATAACCGGCACGCTCAGTACTACGTTATCGGCGATTAATTTTATCGCGGGTGAAGTTCTGTATCTGAAGGTAACAACGGGAGCAACGACCTCGATAGACGACTATTCTGTAACAGTGGTAGTCGATTACTAAAACAATTAACTGAAAAGGAGAAACAAAGATGAGCAATGTAATCGTACAGGAAGCCCTGCGGGGCAAGGTTTACAGAGAGTTGCCGGCAAAGAACCTTGATGGTTCAGACGCATATCTGCGATTGGGGAGCAGAGCGGACGGCATGGTAATTCCGCTTACCAGCACAAAACATGGTCTGGCTGAGGAAGGCTCGTATTACACGGCGGCAAATGCCGCAATCAGTACCGGACTTACCATCGGCGGGGACACGCAGACGGCATGGGTCGCAACTACGCCGACACTGGTCATTTACAATGGCGCGGCAGCGGGAGGCGTCAATCTTATAATCGATTACCTGAAATTGCTGGTAACGTCGGGGGGGACGGCGGCAACTCAACTTGAGTACGCAGTATTACTCGACAATATCAACAGATATACCTCCGGCGGAACTGCACTTACTCCAAAGAATGTAAACATGGGCATCAGCACATCGTCAATCGCCTCGGTGTATTTCGGCGCGATTACGGCACCGGCGGCCTCGGCAAGTGTGCGCAAAGTAGCGCGTGGTGTATTGCGCGCAGCTATACCCGTTGCATTTGACCAGTATGTTATTGCCTTCGGCGCATCCGATATTTCCTGTAACAACAGTCAAATCGGAAGCACGACAATCATCAACCATACGGTTTCAGCGCCTCCGGCTGTAATACCTCCTGGTAGTTCACTCCTGGTCTATACCTGGGGAGGCTCGATGAGCAATTCGCCGGAAGCTGAAGTAGAAGTGAATTGGTGGGAGCGGTAGAAAATTGCGGGGGCCGATAATTTTGGCCCCCTTCTTTTGAGGTTTAAATGAATCGTTCAGAAATAAGAACTTCAGTAAGAACGCTTATAAACGAATTGACTCCCGGAACGTGGACTGATACGGGGCTGAATGGTTGCATCGATTTAGCCGTTCAACACGTGAGTTCAATAATCGCGGCAACTAAAGAGGACTATTTTACTACGAGTTCAACGTTTCAGACTATTTCGGGCACAAAGTCTTATGCCATGCCGCTGAATTGCAGATTCATACGGCGGATGGAAGTCTATAATCCGTCTGATGCCGGGGACATTACGAAATTAGAAGAGATTCGTTTCCCTCGTGTCGAGGCATATGGTGCATGGCCATATACTACTCCGGGGGAACCGGAAGGGTATCTTGTGCGCGGGACACAGTTTGATTTACTCCCCATTCCCGACGCTGTGTATGATATGCGGATTTACTTTGATGTAAGACAGGTTTCGCTTGCCACTGACGTAGATTCACCGAATGCACCTGAAGATTTTCACGATATGGTTGTCTTTTGGACGGTTTGCCTTGCTCTTTTACAGAACGGCGATGACCCGAAAATATTCGTGGATTTATTCAACACGAGAAAAACTGATTTGATTGAAACGCTGATAAGCAGGGGAAGTGATGACTCAAATCCGGTAAGCGGCTATTTGGAGGGATATTAATGGAAGCGAATCTTTATGAAATCATCGGCAGTCTCACAGTTGAAAATATCATGCTTAGAAAACAGATAAATCTTCTGATGATTGAAAATCAGAAAGCGAAAGAGGTTGCATCATCAAATACGGAACCGGCATAAAGTGGGGAAACTTTATATGGGGAGAAATCGCGGAGATATATACCGCTGATACCACGCCCACAACGGTTTCATATTCAGGGCAATTCGGAATAGGATTTTTCGGTATGGGTAAATTCGGTACAAGCGATGACAGCACTACCGTTACCTTTACTGATGAATCAGCGACAACGGTAACTTATACAGCGGGGTAATAATGCCGATATTTCCATCACAAGGCGGGTCTAAAGATTCCTGGGGAACGGAATTAAGAAATTTCTTTTCTCCGTTTTTTGACTTAGTTACGGGATTGTTCAAGACTAACGTAATTCCCAATACGGCTATCCAGAATTCAAGTATTGTTGATGCGCAGATAGATTCCGTAAGTTGGAGCAAAATAGATAAAACCACTTCCAATATTGCCGACATCACTACAAAATCACATACGTCTTTAACTGATAAAGGGACTAATACTCATGCTCAAATTGATACGTTTATTTCTTTGACAAGTAGTATAGATGTACGGTCATATGCAACTCTGGCGCTTGCTGATGCAGCAGCGGCGGCGGCTGGACAATATCTTTTAATAGCAAGCAATATAACTCTTGCAGCCAATACTACTTTGTCCTCCTCTGTAATTATTGCCAAAGGCGGCATGATTACCAAAGCATCTACTTATACTCTTGTATTCAGTGTTCCTGCCTCTGCTGGTTCATACCAAATATTTTCAGGCTTCAGTGCAGGAGATGTAACATTTGCGCTTGGGCAGCACGTTAATCCCTTGTGGTGGGACGGTACGGATATAGGCGAAAAAATAAACAAGGCCATATTATCATTGCCAAAATACACGGGAGCAACTACGTTTACTGACAGTGATGGCGGCAAAGTTGTTGTTCCATCTCAACCATATAACAAGACAACGCATACGGTATTTACAGAATGGACGGCGTTCTCTACCCCTATAATTCTATATCCTGGCGTTGAGGTTGATTTTAATAAAGCACCATTGCTTTATACCGGAACTGGCGCGGCAATTACTACTCCATATCGTGGAGGTAGATCATATCGAGCCAAGAACATCAATCTTTTTACATCCAATCTTACCGGAGCGACAAGAGCTGGTAAAACAGGGTTGTTACTCAATGGGAGTTATCAATCCTATATTAATATTTATCGTATGGGAAATTTTGAGATAGCAGTAGAGTTGCGTGGAGACCCTACCTATACCGCTGATCCTGATGGTCCTACTGAACCCGTACCTGGCGGCTGTGCGTATAATTTGGTAGAAATAGAAACTGTAAGAGCAGTTACTACACCAATCATACTGCGGTCATATTTTCGCTCTTTGGCCGGGCCGAGTTACGTTCATGGGTGGGTAAATGCCAACACCATAAAACTCGGAAGTTTAATAAAAGATGAGTATTCAACTACGGCAATCACCTTAGAACGGGTGGATATTCCAGTCGGTGATACTTATTATCCTGGAGGTCTTCCACATCAATCACCAGGCTATGTTGCCAGCAATGTGTTTAAATCAGGATTTGGAATAGCTGGCATAGAGTCATGGCCTACTGCAATAGCATGTCAGGGCGCACAGAACAAGTTTGAGAATATTTATACTGAGGGGACAACCACGTGGGCGGATTTTTCAAAAGTTGGGACTGTTGAGACTGATGGTCGGAGTACTGGAAACAGAATCACGTTTAGCCGTCCGTTTGAGGGTGGGGCCATTGTCGATACTACGGATGCGCCAAAAAATGAAACTATTTATCTGGGTGGTACGCATCCTAAGTTTTCGGCAATAGGATATGGCAATCAGACTCTTACAAGTGCGGTAGATACGAAGGTGAATCTTGTTGATTCCGGTAGCATAGATGAATTCGACACTAATAATAATTTTGCTGCTGATGACGGCAGTCATGGTGCTACACTTTCCCGGTTTACTCCTACAGTGCCGGGCTATTATCAATTTAATACCACGGTACGTGTTTTAGGAACGCTAACAGCGGTGTATGTGGATATTTTTAAAAATGGAAGTTTTTTACGACAATGTGGTTCAGTAACTGCATCTACAGGTTTCCAGAGTTCCTTAGCAGACTTGATATATGCTAACGGAACAACCGATTATTTTGAAATATATGTTCATGCTGTCGGAACGGGTACATTAACTCTTCAAGCATCAGTTACAAGATTTTCAGGTTCACTGCAACCATAGAGGATTAAATGGCAGACCTCAAAACAAACAATACAAGTTACCCGACAACAATTGATACTGCGACCGCAATCGCTGATTTTACCGACGAAGGCGTAGCTACTCATATCAATGGCCCAAATTCCGCTATCGTTGCCATTGAAAACGAACTCGGCGTGGCTACGGCCACAAATTGTTCGCTAAAAGGGACTTGTGCGTCCCTGGCGGCAAGACTCGCTTTCAATATCTCTGCGGCAGGCGGGGTTCCATCGGGTACAAGTTTTCCAACTTCTCCGACACCTGTAAACGGCCAGTTATTCATGCGCACGGATTATACGCCTGAGATACTATATTTTTATGCGGCGTCAACAGCTTCATGGGTGCAATATTCCGCATTGCTTACGCATTCTCAACTGAATCACCTTACGGATACTGATGACCATTCGCAATACGTCCACAATACCATTGCACGAACGATAAGCGCGAATCATGAGTTTACGGTAAATCCTGTTTTTTCAGGTACGCCGTCATTCTCACATGCAACTGGTGTTTCTCCGTTTACTGTAACAAGTACGACAAAAGTAACAAATCTAAATGCCGAACAAGTTGATGGATATGATGTAGGTGGGACCAGTGGATTAGCTACATTAAGTTCCTCTTTACTTGCTCAAAATGCACCTTCTGGATTTACAATTTCAGGCAATACGGCGTGGCATTCGGGAAATCATGGTTCGAGTTTTTCAGTTCGTATGAGTGCTCAGCAATCAGTAAGTGGACTTACCAAAGTACAGATAAATACGGAACTTTTTGATACTTATAACAATTATGATACTACAAATTATCGTTTTACTCCAACTATAGCAGGTAAATATTTATTAACAATTACATTAATGGGACAGGGAGTCTCCGCTTCAGCGACGAGTGAAATACATCTATACAAAAATGGCAGTACTTATGCATATGCGCATATATCTCAGTCGCTTAATTATACATCAATAGGTTCGGGAACAATTTGTATAATTGTTGGCGCAAATGGATCGACTGACTATTTTGAGGTTTATGTTTCTATTTCCGGGACAAGTCCCGCAGTAAACCAAGCTTATTTTAGTGGAATATTAGTGGGTATTTAAAATGGACATTGAAAAACTCATAGCAGCGGGTTTATTCTCCTCACTTGCCGCGCATCCATACGGGCATATTGCCGAGGCATCCAAAGAGGGACGCCCTGCAAGCGTTGATTATAGGACTGGCACTGAAAGTTATAACGACGAGGGACTGTCTCCTGAGAAGAAGGCTAACATTCACGGTGCGGGCTTCGAGATGCAGGACCGTATGGCGAATGCTATGGATAGCCCGGAAATGCACGGATTTAATGCTGTCTATAAGACCCTTTTCCCGTATATTGTTGATAAGATGGGTTCTGCTATTCCCGGCGGCGACATCGGCGGTATGGAGCGGTCAAGCGGGAATAAGTACATCAAACCCATACTCGGAGCCTCGGCGTTCTATGACGCTTATAAGGCGATGCATCCTGACAATAACGTGAATGTAGGGTTTTCAACTTTCGGCAAAGGCACGCCGGGACTTATGGCGACGGTTCCTATTGACCAGAACTTAATACCTGTATGGAGTAAATCTTCAAAAAGGAAATAGATGATACGAAAAAAACATACAAGCGGCTCTCTTGGCGCGGCGCAGAAATTTCAGAATAAGCAAAATCCATTTTTACCCGACCCCGGATTTTACGATATTCAGGGATTCCATTACGACGAAGTTGACTCTATTACCAAATGGCAGGGACTCACGAAATATAATACCACCATTAACGCTGAAAACGTGTTTACGGGTCTGTTTGATTATCCTAAAACTGATTTGACTCGCCAGCAGATAGCGACCTGTCTTACCGGAATCTATAGATATAATTCTCCCTCGGTACAGGTATGGAATGCCTTGAGTCTTGCAAATTGCGGAGGGGCGAGAACGGGAACTGCTGTGGATTTCTTTGATTCGTCTATCCTGAATGACCAACTGTATTTATTTAACGGTATAGACGCGAATATCCGCTATGACGGCACGACCTGTTATAACATGAGCATCGTCGCTCCCGTTCAGACTGCCACTGCTTCTTTAGGCGGTACGGGTATATCTGCAACTTATGGCTACCAGTATCTTTACACGTACTACAACAGCGCCCTGGGTAACGAAAGCAATCCGAATCCGACGCTTTCCACGACGACGGGGGCATTCTCTGATAAAACCGTAACCGTAACGGTCAAATGCTCTGCCGACGTGCAGGTGGATAAAATCAATGTCTACCGTACAACCGACGGAGGCGGCTTGCCGCTTTACGTCGGAGTAGTTAACAATATTGTCGGAACGGGAACTACTACCTTCTCGGATAATTTCACTGATGCCAGTCTCGGCATTGCCGTGGACTATACCGGGAATGGCGTTGCGCCAACTGCCCTGCTTGCCAAAGTCTATAAAGGCGTTATGGTAATGACTCCCAAAAACTCAAGTCGGGTATGGTTCTCGAAGCCGAATAAACCGGGGGCCGTGGATTCAAACGACTTCCGGGACCTTGACCCAAATGATGGTTATGTCATTACGGGTTTAAAGCGCATGTTGTCAATGATAGTTGCGTTTAAAGGCAACTCTATTTGGAACGGTACGGGCGATGATAGAACGTCGTTTACCTTTACTCGGACAGTTTCGGACATAGGCTGCATAGCGACTAAATCCATTATGACCATTCCCGGAGCTTCGGGAGCCTCCACTTCATCAACACTTGTGGCCGGGAATACCGTAATGTTTCTCTCGCAGTCTGGATGGTATCAGTACAATGGCGTATCGGTCAACTATAAATCGTTTCCTATTGAGAAAACGTTCAGGACTCTGAATAAAGCCCGATTATCTCAGACCTATGGAGTCGTATATCCTAAATTGAATACGCTTGCCTGGATTATTCCCTCCGGGAGTAATACGGAAAGCGACTTAATGGTAACGTATGACTATATTCAGGATAAATGGGGAACGCGGTCTCTGTCTAATACTCACTGTAACGTCATAACGACTTTGCAGGATTCAAACGGTGAACAATCGCTTTATGCGGGTGGCTATGGCGGTTACACGTGGAAATTAGATGATGGAATGTCGGATGATGGCAGTGCAATCTCCTGTTACGTCATCGACCGCGCTCACCCGAAACTGCCTCCGGGTGTCATCAGCGAGCAGAAAAAGGGCTTCTACGCGCTGTTTTTCTGGTTTAAACCGCAATCGGGAACCATTGTAACGGCTTCCTATAGTCTTGAAGACGCGGACGGTGTTTATACCACTATAGGCACAATTGATTGTGGAAATACATCGGGAATGCACAGTATGGGGTTCAATGCTATTGGAAGACGTATATTTTTGAAGTTTGCAAATTCGCAAAGCGGCCAACCATTGACTATTCGAGGATGGATGGTAAAATATAAAGTATTGGGAAGAGAGATAGACAATGCTTAGCAGAACGGCACAAATAACGCCGCCTCTATCCGATGATAAAATCGGCGAACTCGATAGGCAGCTTTCAACCATATTTGCGAAAGGATTACAGTATAAATCCGGGACGTATGTTGGAGATGGCCGCGTATCCCATGTAATAACTATGGGAGTTTCCCCGGTTTTCGTGTATATTCAAAAGCAGGGGGATTTGGGCAGAAACACTTTTCCTGTAGCGGGGAATTCAGTATTTGCGCTTGCCGGGAATCCAGGAGTGGCATATATCCCCGGTACGGGGTTTGTAAAAGATGCCGTTCTGTCATATCAGAACACGGGCATTACTATCGGCGTGAATGCGAATGTAAATACGGTGGCGGTTACTTATTGTTATTTTGTACTGGCGTGAGGTGAAAGATGGGTAATTTTTGGAGTGATTTCGGTACTAATTTAGGCATGGACAGCGGACATGCTCAAAATCGTAGAAATGCTGAATATCGACAGCAATTAGAACAAGCCCGTTCAGACATTTCATCTGGTTATGATACAGCAGGAGAGCAACTTACCACGGGCATGAATACAGCTATGGATACCGCCAGAAGCGGATTCAATCAAGCAAGGCAAGATACCTCTACCGGATACGGAACGGCGCAGAATCAACTTACAACTGGCATGAATACTGCCGTTGATACCGCACGAGAAGGATATAAAACCGCTCAGGGCCGATATGAAACTGAACCTATGGTAACTTCTCGTGCTGAACTCACTCAGCGCGCCCTCGGAAAAGGTGGATATGATGAAGGTACGCTCAATGCCATGAAAGCAGGGACACGAGAAGAATATGGGACTTCGGCCAGAGACCTTGAAAAGTCCCTCAAAACCTATTATGGTGATTCTTCCGCGCAAGGGCTGGCAGGGGAGAATTTAGCCCGTGGTATGACTACATTGGGCGAAAAACGCGCCGGGGACGTTCGTGATATTGATATATCCAATGCACAATTAATCGAACAGCAACAGACGGATGCAATTACGGCACTTAATACAGAAGCATACCAAAGAGCGGGACTTGATGCTGATGAAGCACAACTTGTTTCCGGGTTACAGCGTGATTTGGCAACAGGAACGGCTCAACTTACGGCACAACAGACCAACATGCTTGCTGATTTGGCTGCACGTGAAGGAACAACGTTAGCAGAACTTCAGGGTAGACTTGCGACAGGTCAAGCAGCGCTTACCTCAGAAGAAGCGCAGGCATTGGCCGAAATTGAGGCAGCAGGAGCAACAGGCACATATACAGTCGGTTCTCAGAGGAATTTATTACAAGGAATATGGGGCGGTTCTGGTTCTTAAATAGGAGGTCAAAATGGGATATGCCAATAATGGACAGGGTTACTCTTTCGATAATTATAATTTAGGCAACAAGACATCAAATCAATCTACGTCGGCAAGCGGTGTAGGGGAAGGTGCAGCAACCGGCGGGTGGCTTGGAGCTATACTGTCGATGATTGGGAATTACCAAAATGTAAACAGAAATATTCAAAGTGGAGTCAAATCACCTCAATTTTCGTCGTCAGGTGCAGGTGGTGGATGGCAGGATTTGGCTAAGAAATATTATGGGGGCTAATCATGGGAGTTTTAAACTTACCTCAAGTGCATCTTTCTGAAGGCGGCGCGGGCGGTGCGGGTTCTGCGGCTTCTGCACTTATGCACTTGTTGGGTATGGTTGCACAAGAAAAGATGAAAAACGCACAGGCGGAAGAAGAGCGACAACGTGCCGGGACTTCACTTGCTAATGTCCTCGGAATACCGGAAAAAACTCAACCCCCGGAAGATACAACTATTCCTGAAACAATTCGTCGGCCTGTAGATCAACTTGAACCTATCTTGAATCCTAAGTATAAAGCGCTTCAGGAACAACCAAAAGAAGTTTCAACGGCAGTATTAAAAAATATACTGGCCCCGAATAAAGGATATTCCGGTCGTGTTGTTATGCCCTCAAAAGACTCGGAAACCAAATGGGGACATTTTGCCGTTGAAGGGAATACAAATAGATACATCGGGCCTGCTCCAATTCCCTATGGGTCAACGGATCAACCGGGAATGAGTCAGTACGTTGGACCGTCCGAAGACGACCCTACAAAGGGGAATATCTTTGTACCTACACGTGGCGGTGGTGAAATAAAAACAATTTCTTCCCCAGGAAGAATCAGTAAAAGAACACTCGATTCAATGCCTGCAAACTCAAAAACAAGTTTAGCCTCTGCGAGAGTAGCCTATAAGGGAATTATGGAAGCAGAACAAATTTACAACGAAGCCTTAAAAGGAGTAACCGGGCCTATAGAGGGAAGGGCGCAACTTGCCTATTCTAAAATTGCCAATTCACCCAATATTGCACAACTTCAACAAAAACTTGGTCGTACTCTTGCTGCCATTCTCCGGGCAGAAAGCGGATTAGTAGTTACGGATACAGAGCGAAAATTTTACGAAGACCAACTTCTTCCAATGCTTAAAAATCCACAGGCAAACTTTGAGGTTTTGCTGAGAGAAACAAAAAAATGGATTGAAGATATTCACGATTCTAACGTAGACATATTACGCGAATCCAATACTGAATCTCCTAATAAATTGTCTGAAAGTTTTGGCAAACAGACAAAAAGAGCAACCAGCAATCAGGGCGATTCTCAGATTGCCCCGGCGGGTACTAAGGCAAGACTGAAAGATGGTCGTATGGTTACATCAGACGGAAAGGGAGGCTGGAACTAATGCCTTATGTTGGTTTACCAGAAGATGCTGTGGTTTATTCAGGATTGCCTGAAGGAGCGACGATTATTGAGACTCCCCCGGCATCTACGCAACCATCAGGCCCTCCGGGGTTTATCAGTCGTGCGAATCAAGCACTTGTTAAGCGTGGAGTCAACATATCGGAAGAACTTAATCAACCTTCACAGGGACTTGAAGGAGATATTAGAACCGCTCCCGAAAAAGCTCTTCGAGTAGCAGGACAATCAGCCGGACTTATTGGAGACGTAACCGGAGAAGCCCTCAAGGGAGCATATAACACGATTATGCCGGAAGCAGGCAAGAAAGGCGTTCGCAAAGGTCTTGAATGGCTGTTTAAAACTGAACCAGGTGCAGCAGCGGCAAGACTTGTAAAAACAGGAGGCGAGGCATATGGAAAGTTTGAACAGGAATATCCAAATGCCGGAAAAGATATAAATGCTTTGGCAAATATCTTATCTGTTATACCTATTCAAAGAGCGGGAAAAGAGGGAATTGATATAGGCAAGGATGTTGCTACTCTTGCCACAAAAAAGACTGCGCCACAAATAGAATCTCAAATCGGGAATGTTGTTACAAGAGGAATAGAAAAAGGCATTCGTCCGGGGGTGGAAGGCAAATCCACGTTTCAAACAATGACTGGTTACGGCGATAAGGCTGAGAATGCCGTGAGAAATATCATATCGAATGCAGACAATCTTAATTTAACAAATGAATATGGAGAAGTTGTAAAAGGATTGCCTAAAAATCTTAAACAGTTTTCTCAGGCAATCGACCAGACCAAAAGCCAAATATTTGAAAAATATGATACGTTAGCAAAACAAGCAGGACAGCAAAATACAACGGTTGATTTATTTCCCATTGCAAAAGAACTTGATGGTATTGTAGGTAATAAGGTTATTCAAGACCTTGCACCAAATACGGCTTCTTATGCGGCGGAACGCGCTCAAGCTCTTGCTCAAAGAAGGATGTATTCACCAAAAGAAGCACAGAATGCAATTGCAACGCTCAATAATACTCTTGAGGCTTTTTATAAAAATCCATCTTATGAAACAGCAACAAAAGCATATGTTGATTCTGTAATTGTGAATAATCTCAGAAAATCCCTTGATGATGTGATTGAAAAATCCGTTGGGTCTGGATACCAAGAATTAAAACATTCCTATGGTGCATTGAAGGCAATTGAAAAAGATGTAAATAGAAGGGCTATTGTTGATGCAAGAAAAAATACAAAGGGCATTCTGGATTTTGCGGATGTATTTTCAGGGAGTACTGCGGCGCATGGCATATTATCTTTAAATCCAGAACTAATCGGAACGGCTGCCATGGCAAAATGGATAAGCAATCTTTATAAACGATTTAATGACCCTAATAGAATAGTGCAGAAAATGTTTGAAAAAACGTCTAAATTGGAAGATACGCTGACAAGTTCAAAAGAAGCATTTATTCCTGAAAGTGCATCAGGCAAGGCATTACAATCCTTGTTGTTTAAAGGTAAAAATGTACCTGCTGTAATTTCTCCGAATTTTCAAATGAAAGGACGGCCCTATTCAAAGGGAGAACCTAACTTTACTGTAAGTGACGCAAGGAATATACAGCCGAGAGAATTGCCGGGGATTCCTAACCGTCCGCAAATAGGGTATGAACCTAACTTTATTCCCGTAGAACAACCTCAATTGCCGTCGCCGCAAAAAGGATTGCCCGCACCATCATGGGAGGTACGTCCTGGGGGTCAGACTATTACGAATGAAGATATACAAAACATCCTACGAAGTAAAACAATCGGTAATTTAACACCTGTAAATAGAATACAACCGTCGGAAATCGATGCGTTGAAGCAGCTTCTCGGTATGTAGAGGACAATTATGGCCGAAGTTACATTAGAACTTTGTGTTCAGAAACATGATGATATGCAAAGACACATCATTACTCTTGAAGATTACGTGAAGGAAACCAGAGGAGACATGAAACAAATGGAGTCATCATATAATCTGAATTTACAGAGAATACATGAAAAAATTGAATCCTGGGGTCAACGTCCTCCTATATGGGCTACAATTATTATTTCTATTCTGAGCGCAATTTGCACTGGTCTTGCGGTGGCCTTATCAAAATGATACATCTTGCTGAAGGATATTATCGATTCTGTCCTAATTGTAACGTGCTTGTCAAAATAGACGCGATATGCGAAACTTGCGGATGGGAGGCAACATGCAACTTTCAGAAAACTTCAGTATAGAGGAATTGACCGTAACTGATACAGACCTGTATAATACTCCTGGTCAGGCAGAACTTGAAAAACTTCTATTTCTCGCAACGTATATTCTTCAGCCTATTCGGAATAAATTCGGGGCAATAAAAATAACCTCCGGTTTTAGATCTAAACAGGTGAATGAGAAAATAGGAGGTTCGGCTACTTCACAGCATCCAGCAGGCGAGGCGGCGGATTTTATTCCTGTTAATGCAACATATAAAGAAGTATTTGAGTGGGCAAAAGATAATCTTAAATATGGGCAGATTATCCTTGAGCAGAAGGGGGAAACACGATGGATTCATATTAGTATTCCCCGGTTGGCAAAACAAAACATGCAGGCAATGGTATTCAAAGATGGAATTTATACCAATGTGTAAGGAGAATTTATGTCATTCAATTGGAAAGACCTAATCGGAGCAGTGGCCCCGACGATAGCAACGGCCCTCGGTGGCCCTTTGGCTGGTGCCGCTACCTCGGCTATCTCTCAAGCAGTCTTTGGCAAGCCTGATGCGTCTGAAGACGAACTAAACAAGGCCCTTTCAAAAGCCACTCCTGAAATGATAGCTGCGATTAAAAAAGGAGAACAAGATTTTCAGGTTAAGATGAAGGAACTTGATATTAATATTGTAGATTTAAGATATAAAGATATTGCCAGCGCACGAAACAGAGAAATTCAGACGAAAGATAAAGTTCCTCAGATTTTGGCTGCCTTTGCTGTTGTATGTTTCGTTGGAATTATCGCCTGCATTTTATTCGGTTATCAACCCAAAGACGCAATGCGAGATGGTTTCTGGATGCTCGTAGGCGCGGCCATTGCGGTATATAAAGATGTCTACGGATATTATTTTGGTTCAAGTTCCGGTAGTGATAAGAAGAATGATACTATCAATAATATGTTAAAATAATCTGCGTTTGCGTTATTCGGATGCGCAACCCCCGTTACTACATTTGAGAGTACGGTTTACCCGCAAATTCCATTTGGCATCACCTCCTCAACACCACATTACTATACTGCACCTCACTTTTGCTGTACAGGACGATACGTTACCTTCACCAAACTGACCTGACTGCACCTTACAGTTGCTGTACAAGACGATACATTGCCATTGCCCCACCCTGCTTTACATTACCCTTACCTTACAGTACTCTACCTTTACTAAACAGTACTGAACTTGAAACGACCAAATGAACCATTACGGAATTGCCCTAAACCTTGTAACTCACCATATTGCAGCAATTCATTAATAACATTATCTGTAATTTCTTTATGCTCCAAAATCTTGATTATAAAATCCAGTTCAAGTCCTGCCTCGATATAGTCGCTACGCACCAATGATACACGTGGCCCCTGCATAGTCATTGCTTGTAACGGTCGCTCAAAAACTCCATCGGGTTTCTGTTTACCGAAATATATTTTTCTCGGCATGACAAAAACATAGTTTTGAATCTTTGCACGCGCATTTTTAATTTTGAGTGAATCCTTTAAAACATTCGCGGCATTTTTCAAAAATCCCTTAACAAGATAGTCATAAACAAACAATCCGTTTTCATCTTTATGAAATCCCGTCCATCCGCGTTCCTCAATTTCCTGTACAGTGGCAATTTCTTCTGTATTGTTTTGTTCCGTGGTTTTATTGCCGATATATGTTGCGTAAACCGTCTTGTCTTTTGGAACTGTCCCAAGCAACCGTTCTGTTAATTTGATTTTAACTGCAATGTCATGGGTGTTCATTTTATCTCCTTATTTCGCCTCCGTCTGCATATTACCTCCTCAACAAGGGATTTGAGGGGACACGCCCCTCAATCCCGTGTTGGACGGTGTAAGTTGAGATTTGCATGTTGGACACATATGCCAAGTGCTTCCGTGCTCACAGTACATTGGGCATCACCTACCTTTCTTCTCTTATTATCTCCCTTGAAATAGTTCGGCAGGGCGCACCCCTCATTTTGGCGTTATTTTTATGGGGAAACGGTGGCATTCCAGGAGCGCCACATTTGCAGTCAAAAGAAAGTCCTTGTTCAAATGGCATAGTTGGATGGGACTCACAAACCCATAATCCTTCAGTGTCCCATTTTTTCTTTCCCGTTGCATATTCCGCGAGAAGAAACAACCAGTTCATCATCTCACTGGCATTTTCGTCATACGGATTGCAAAATGGACAATTCTCAGATTTTTTCATGCTCTCCTTGAACTACAAGAATATTGCCTGTTGGTACGCTGATGTTTCGGCCACCCATCAATCGGAAAATCATTATGCCGGTTTTCTGTATGCTTCTGGTACTGCACTCGAATTTTCTACCTCAAAATGCCATTCCCGATAAAAGCGAACGCCGGGGATGTTTGGCGGAGTCTCTACTATTGGCAATTTATTGAGTACATTGCAAACCGACTGTAACATATCCCTATCCACAATCATTCGTAAAATCATGAAATCTTCCTCTCCACTTTTACGCCTGGGATTTCTTTTAGGTTACGCGCCATGCCGTTGAGAAATACCATGTTCGCCGTAACAGCTTGGATAGAGACTTTCCCATCGGCTATAGCCTTCACAAGTGCCATAAGGTCTGTTACCGTTGCGCTGTACGTGGTTCTTCCCGCTGATAATCTCGACGGCGCAGGCGTTGTTTTAGGGATTATCACAGTAACAGGTTGAATGGGTTGTTCAAGTATAGCCTCGGCAGCTTCCGTATTTCCTTCCTGTTCAGCGGCAATGGCGGCCTCAAGCTGTTCCTGCTCGGCACGTTGCCGTTCTTCTTCCTGGGCCTTGCGTTCAACTTCTTTTCTGATGCGTTCTTGTTCTATATCCCAGGATACGCACTTTTGCTTTGTCGTTGCACGTGCAGTCTGAGCGGGTATAATGGCATCATCGAGACGTTTTTTATCGTATTGCCAGCGCGCATATGATAACGCTCGTGAAGGATCAAGATAGTTAAATATCTCATCTTCAAGTATTTTTGCTGATTGTATTAATTCCTCTGCGTAGACACGGTCATCATTGGTGATAATTACGAGTGCGATTGCCTGACCGAGAAGTGTTACGGCTTTCTCCTCGGCAGCAATTTTTGGTGTGGTTACGATTGCGGTTTCAGTCATGATTTATTCTCCTTTATTAATCCATTATTTTTTTTCCAATTGTAACAAGCGAGTGCGGACAAAAATACTTTCTTCCCCTCTAATAACTGTGATATGGTATAGGGTTCACATTTCGGCATTTTACCGTCCGGCCTTAGATATACATTCATCGGCAAAATAGATGGGGTTAGAAATAACTCATTGTTCTCTTGTGCCAACATATAATATGCTGCTATTTGTAAAATGTGCCATGTTTTTTTACCACCCGTTTTCCAATCTCTTAAGGGCCATACATCGGGAGTACCAGCATATTTATAAGCAAAACTAAATAGTGATAATTCGACATGCTCCGGTTTATATCTGGTTACGGTGATATACTCAATTGCACTATCAACGTATGGTCTAACCCCTTCTAAGAGTGCATCAATGTCAAGTGTTCCCTTGAAATACTGTCTTATTGCCTCATGGACATATTGACCACGTAGAAGATAGTATTCATCTCCTGATTGCCAGCCCAAAAATCCTTCCGCTTTTAATATTTGTGTAACCGATGGTATCTCTATGCCATCGTTACGGTAAATATGTTTGTCATCGAGAGTAAGTGTCATAATCATCCCATCGAGCGGACGCATAAACCGCGCCGCTCATTTAGTTGTTATCGGTATTGAATACAAACGGAGTCTCCCGGCTTTAATGTAGCCTGATTTACCGTTATAATTTTACCATTCGATAATTGAATAACGGCATCTCTATATTGCAGCTCAAGTATTTTTTCAACGGTAGCCGTTTCTACACACTTAGGCGTCTCAAAAGCCTTGCATCCGACGGAAGAAAACAAAACGCAACCGATAACAAAGGCGTCGAGCAAATGCCTATATCCTTTTTTCTGTTTCATTCGTTTCCTCCATTTCCGGCGTTGCTCACGCCGTCGTTATAAATTTCCGGCTTTACTGAGTTACCAGTAGTTTGACCTGGCAGAAACAGACGATGAACCGGACACGAGTTTAGTTAGCGACTTTCTTTCGCCCGACACGAGGGTTTTATGTGCCATCATTTCGCACGGATTTCATATGTCGGTTTTCTCCGTAGCCATCACCTACGGTTCGCCCTTTCGGGGAATTTATAACCAAACGTCCGAGCGGTCAAGGCCGCTCAACTAAGCGTTAAATTTTCTTCTGAATATGACAGATTACACATTTTTTTTCCCCAAATGGCACAGGATAATTAATAGACCATTTGTGTCGTTTACATTTAACCTGTCGTTCGACTCTGACTCGCTTCACTCGCATGTCAACTCCTTGTTATATCTCAAAACAATACTTCCTGCGCCATGCGCTTTGCGGCTATTTCGCAGTAGCGTTCTTCGCGCTCGATCAAAATGCACTTCCGACCCAAGTCCTTCGCGGCCCGGCCCGTGGTCCCGCTCCCGGCGAATGGGTCAATGATTGTACCGCCTTCTCTGCTTCCAAGATTAACACACCACTTAATCCACTCCAATGGTTTTGGACAAGGATGCCCGTTTTGTTCTGGTTTACTTCCACTTTTTATAACTGTTGGATATGGCGCACCTTTGTGGATTTCTGGTCCGTTACCGTAAAGCAAAACGGGCAAAAAAGTCTTAAATCCCCATCCGTGCCTTCCGGCACCCGCTGGGCAATAAACCCCACCTATACAATTCGGCTTTCTTTGTTCGTGAATGTGTGGTCCAGTCCAAACTATGCCCCTGTCGCATATTTCAATTGCCCTGTTTAATCGTGGAACTATTTCATCAACGAAGTTTTCATATGTATCATCGTATGACTCATAAGCATCAAATACCATACCATGCGAACCACCTGTCCCTTTTGTTTTTCCAAGATTTATCCCATACGGCGGATCGGTAAGAAGCAAATCAAACTTCCCTATATTTGGCATAATATCCAAGCAGTCACCATGATAAATCGTTATTTTGTCGTCCTGATAATAGATCATAGAATCCTGATATAACCAAGCGCTCGTGAGGGACGCTGGGGAACGCACCCCACAACTCATCATTGGTCACCTTAATCCTTCCCGCGCCCTGGAAAACTAACCAGAGCACTCGACACCATCGGGCTGCGCCCGTGGGTCAGTGTCGTTATAAATTTTCTATCAACGTGAGTAGTCCGCATGAACAGGGGTTCCCGTGGAGAAACATACAATCACGCTTATGCTGTGCGTACCCTTTGAGGCTTTCAATTATATTTGCGGCCCATGATAGCTTTTCCGATAAATCCCGTGCTGGTCCTTCTTCAGCCGCCAGATATACGGCAGATGCTGCTTTTCTCAATTCATGTATTTTCATGGTATCCTCCGAAAATTTATAACCATTAAATCAGCGCCACGTTAATCTTTTTTGATTGGGCATCCGCGTATATCACGAGTGCCACACAACCATTCCCTATCTCGGCTATCGCCATAACTCCGATAGCCACGACCCTGCACGTACGACCCAGGGTTTTGTCTCGGCCAATAACATGAGCGAGTTAAACAATCTTTATCCCTGGCATCCACTAATTTTTTTAATTGCTTATCTTTGATTTTCATAATCCTGCTGCCGCATTTTCAGAACGCCCCGGAAACCGGCATTCGGATATTTACGGTCAAGTTCTTCAAGTCCTTCCTGTTCAATACGGTGTTTCTCTTTCCATTGTTCCAATGACATTCTTATATCGCTATATTCAAGCATCCGGGAAATATGCGCACAGGAATCTTTCGCAATATTAGATTGCGGTTCCGGCAACTGCTTGAGATATTCCGGCATCGGCTCAGCCTGTTTAAGTTCATCAAAGAATTTCCATACCTCCTTTAAAAATGGTGATGTGAAGTCATTCAGTTTTTGGAATTTCCAATGCGGTACAGTCGATAATCTTGCTATCCAGTTTTTTCGCCATTGTGCTTGTTCCATCGGATCCGTCGGTATATTCGGGTCCGTGCTGAACGTCAGGAGCCATCGGAGAGTGCTTTCCGCGTATTCCAAGCTCACGGCAGGCTTGCTCATGGGCCTCTCGTGCAATTCTTGATTTTCTTTCTCCTGCTGATTCTCTTTGTCGTTCGATGCCGCCTGTTTGTAGTCCATCTTTTACCTCCGGTTCAATCCAATCTCGCCATAGTCCATTCGGATATTCTCGACTTTTAAAAAATCGTGTGGGGTCTAATGCAAACCCGTTTTGTGCTCTTGATGATTTGAAATAATTTTTTGCCGCTATGATTACTTGCCTTTGCTCAGGGTCTTCGAGTTTTATGAACTGCCGCAAGGTATCGTCTTTGCCGATTTTCTTACCATTGCGCTTTGGGTATGCTTCCCAAAATTCCGAAAAAAGTGTGTCTATAGTGTCTTTTGAAGTGTCTTTTGTAATAGTGTCTATTGTATGTTTCTTTTTAGTAACCCCCTGATTTACTTTTAAGTAACCACTTTCAGTTACTTTTTCGTAACCGGGGTTACTTTTTCGAGTAGTATCTTTTTTGTAACCACGTATCCATACATCAAAGTTCTTGTTAAATTTATATTTATTGGCAAAACTGGTTACTTCTTTGTACCTAACCAGTAACTTTTTAGTAACCAGCCACTTAATAGCCCTTACAACGCTTGACCGGGAAAGTCCTGTTAAAATTGAGAATTGTGTTAAACTAATCTCGTCTTCTGTTTTTTGCCAACCGTATGTCTTTCGTATTACAGCGTCAAGGATTTGTCTCGCCTCTCCTGGTATCCTATATCGTGCGAACGCATCCAATATTTCGTTCGCGATAGGAACGTAACCGTCTTCTTTTTGCGGATTTGCCACTTACTAACCTCAAAAAAATAGCCAGACCGTCCGCTGTTTATAAGCACGGTGCAAGCGCACGTATAAACACACGACAGGGCGTCGTGCTGCGGAAAGCCTGGCTAAAACTTTGAAATGGAATTCGACCGCCTTGCACTCAGTCATAGATTTACCTCTCTTTCACCTTACCACAAACGCAGGGGACTGTCAAGCAGGGATTAAGCGCCTTCTCGCAAATTTCCATTACGTGCTTTCCGTCGAGTGCATTCTGGTTTGTTATTACTCCTCGTTCCTTGTCGAATGATGCCCACGTGTATATGACCTTCAACGCGATTCGGAGTTTTTCAATTTCCCGGTGTGCTGCCTTTTCTCCATGCCTTGCGCCAGCATCAAATGATGTTTTACACATAATCACCCCACCTCAAAAAATTCTTTAACCCGCTGCTCAATCAAATCATAGTTTTTCTGCACGATAATCCATTGCCTATTCTTATCGAGACCTGTTGCCGAAATCTCCCAATCCCGCAAAGTATCGCCATCGATAACAGCATGGCCCTCTATCTCGACATCGGGTATTTGCCTGTCGCCGTCGTACATTGTACATGTTGTCGAGAAGCCGCAATTACAACGGCGAGATGTGTTTGCTGATTTCATTTTATCTCCCCGTCTTTAAATAACCTTTGTTGACGTTTGTGCTCTTCTAATCTCTCTGATGCTGCGTTGAAATAGTCAACATCGATTTCATATCCCACAAAGTCAAAACCTAAATTATAAGCTGCGATTGCAGAACTTCCGCTGCCGAGGTGTGTGTCGAGTATCTTATCGCCTTCCTTTGCGTAGTTCTTTAAAAGCCATTCATAGAGTTTCACGGGTTTTTGAGTAGGGTGAATCTTTGCTTCAAGGTTCGCCTGTGCCCTGGAATACGTCAGAATCCGAAGGGTTTTATCGAAACTTCCCCACGCCACTTCTCCGTCTGCAAGGCTAAAGTTCCTTTGTCCCTTGTCCCAAACAATCAGGCACTTTGTCGGCGGTAGTTCAAAGTAGTTCCCGCCCCAAATCAACTGGTTTTTACTCACCCTGAACAGTTCGTCAAAATACGCCCGACTCGGCGGGTTATTGTCCCATGCCTTCTTTGTCCATTGTGTCCAACCGTGTTTCTCCTGGCCTGCATGGTTCTCCGCCCCGATGCCATACGGCGGGTCTACGATTGCCAAAGAAAATTCATTATCTTTCATGCGCCCCATAGCCGTCATGCAGTCCTCGTTGAAAAGTTCAATCATTTTATCGCCCCGATAAAATACAACGCATCATCAACGGAACGGATAACAAAACTTTGCCCGTGCCATTTATTTTTCCATTCAATCTGTCCTTGTCGGAGTTCTTTCCCGTCCATTTTAATCTCGAATAGGTAGTTTCTCTGCATATAGCCCACCAATAAATCAGGGCCATCTTTTATATCGAGGAATTCCACGGTAGCCCCCACCTTCCTTAGTGCGGCTACAATGGCTTTTTCATTTGCGTCTCGCCGGCATTTACGGTGCATCATATTACCTCAATATCCTTTTTATTTGCTTGGAGCATTTGTGATACTTCCTGACGTAATTGTCCCACAATATCACGTAGACAATACAAGCACAAATCGGGCGGTCCACCGAATCCGGTAGTATGGTTTACAAAACCAGTTCCTAACCTGATTTGAATTTTTGCTTTACTGTCGCAAAGCACAGTTCGGTCGTATTCGATAATGATTTTATTAGGAGCATCAGCGGGCTTTTCACACAAGTCACAGAATCTTTTTTGCATCACAATCCTCCTCTCCCGTTCCTACCTCTTTCTCACTATAACTGTGTCATTAATCAGGCCGCTCAAACGCCCAAACGCCAGGTTCATCCTTATTATCAATGAACGGTTCATTCCAGTTCTTCATTTTAGGCTTTTTCTTCCTATCTTTATGCACATGCCAGCCTGTCGGCAGGATTTTAGCCGCCAATTTAATTCTGATAGACTTTAACATTATTCCTCCCATTCAATAGTAACTTTCGCAGAATTAGGTATATGAGGCAATCCAGGATATATTGATAATCCTTTTAGATTGCCGAGCATGTATGTTTCCACCTTCTTTTCTTTCGCTATGTACCATGCATCGGATAATACTGCATCAGATGGACATAATGTTTGCAACCAATTCAGAAAATAAAGTAAATCTCCATTAACGTTTGTCATTGCAATATATGGTGTATCATGAATTACCGTTGTCCCTTCTATTGCTAATTTCCGCGCATCGATGACATTCATATTATTCCTCCGGTCGGTTTCGTGGTTTTAATTCAAAGTCAAAAAAATCTGTTATTCTGCCATCAAAACAACGGCAGCGATACATATTGTCTATAAAACTTTCCGTACTTTCAATCCTTATTTTTGCCAATATGGTAATTGGCCCTAACATAGAGACATGATTTACTGTTTCACCAATTTTAAAATTTTTCATTTTAGAAAGCATTGTTATGAGTTTTGCTTTGTCCATCTTACGGCCTCCTTTCAATTCACCCTCATCATATTATTCTCCTAAATTTAGCGGGTTGCGAAATTGAATCGCATTTTTTCGGCTTATGGGGCCGACTGAGATAACCAACCTCCCACCCGCAAAGATTTATTTACCTTTTTTCAACTTGGGATTTGAAGGGACAAGCCCCTCAATCCCGCGTTATGCTTTAATGCTCTTTTCATATGCCCGTCTGATATGCAACAGCCACCCAGCGAAAGTAAAACCTCCTGATGATTTTTTGTTTTTCCAGTAGTCATTGTATCCTGACTTTTCTTTTGCGTCGTCAAGTTCTTTCCATAATCCTTCATTGATTTCGTTAATCTCTTCAGGCGTCATTGCAAAAATATCTGGCATACTTTCCTTTCTGAATTGTAAGGCCGCGTCAGTCCTTAAACAACGTACCATCTCGCATCATTTCTTTTGTGCGCTGTTTGGCTTTCTCACGCAATGCAACCGTAACCGCTTCATCGACGGCATTCGCAATGTGCCCCCTTGCAATCGTAGCAATGATTTCTGAAAGGTCAAGCGATTCAATGTGCTCTTTCACCTGTCTCATAACTTCCTGCCAACCAGTACCACCGGAATCGTTGTGGTTGTATCCGGTTTCAGGTGCTCGAAACTCTCTTTGCCATGCCGTTGCTACGGCAGATTTAACGGAATCGTCATCAAGCTTTACTGTAATTTCAATCATACTTTCCTTTCCGAGGGGACACGCCCCTCAATCCCGCGTTACAAATCCACCCTTCCAAGCACTGCGACTAATTCCTCAACCGCCTTATCCGCACGGGCGATATTGTTCATCCGCGCATCATCCGTTTCAGCGGTTTCGAGCAATCGCAGACTGATACGGATAATTGCCAACTGCGGCTTAACGTGGTGGGTATAATAACGGTGATAGGCTGGTAACATTACCGCCAATGCTTTGAGAAAATTTATGTCGGCAGCTTCTTCTTTGTAGGTTGTCATTCAGTCTCCTTCGATTAACGGTTTCCCGCAATATACACAAAACTTAAAATTGTTTTCTTTTGGCGTTCCGTCGGTCAGGTGAACCTCTTCTCCACAGGATGTTCGCCACAAATTAGAATCATCATCATACGTCCAAACACAGGCATCATCTTTTTCTTTTAATAGATATTTAATATCATCAAATGCTTGGTTGGAGTAATAACTCCCATATGAATTACTTAAACTATCATGGGCGTTTACTAACCGAATAAGAATTTTCCCTATCTTTCGCAATATGGCATCATTGACTTTTGTCATGGGGTCTCCTACTTAGAAACCTTTTTATTTAGTACGGGCATTATCTTTTTGAATAGCAGTCTATGACTTGGCCGAATATAATTCAGAGGTCTCTTGCCCGTGAGTCTTGCAACATCGATTGCCAGAAAGTGCATATCGGTGAAACGCTCACCTTTTATAAGGAAATGAATGAATCTTTCGGAAACTTGATTGTTTTTCGCAATAGTCTTAATATCCATGTTTTTATTTGTAGCATATTTCTAAATCTTTGTCAAGAAAATAATTGAACTTTTGTTCTTGACAAATCTTTTGAACTGTGCTATCTTCTCGTCATGAAAACCAAACTTTACAAACACGATGGGAAGTTGTTCGTCGTTCTTTGCAACTGTAATAGTAATTGGGATATAGATATGTCTATATTCCACTATGATTTCATGGAATGTTTATTTGATGAGAAAATTTGTAAATGTAATTATTTCCCGTGGATTATCCTGCCGAGAGAGAAAAAGTAAATTAAAGATTGACCGTCCTCTCCATTTCAAAAATGCAGAGTAGGACGTTTGATAGATTCGCTTCCTGGACGGCGCACGATTCGGGCCAGTGTGAGAACACCGGCGATTTGAGAGAGTCGCACAAAGAAAGGAGAATAAAGGTTTGCCAAGGACGGAGGCTATTTAGGGTACTTCTGCAAAGGTTGCGCCCTCAACAGAGGGGAGTCGGGTGGGGAATCCGGCCAGCGGCAATAATGTGGCGGTGTGAGTTTCGTGGAAATAACAGTAAAGGTTCAATGATAAAGCCTATTTGCCCAAAAAGGTGCGGAGATGATTTCCTTTTACATGTTAGTTACCGAGCCGCCACAACTATTTGAGAGGAGAAATTATGAAAAAAGTTGCATATTTAGTCCATATTCCGTTTATCATTTTAGGTGCAATATGGGCTACAATCGTTGTTGGATTCCGAGCTGGATTTAGAGGAACAGAAGAGTGGTGGACAAATACTCCATGAGCAGGCATACTTTAGACGGAGTAATAACCTTTCGCGGGCATGACTTCAACATGCTTATAGAAATTGATTACGACGCGGGTAATCTGGACATTACGGAAATGCGGATATATGACCTTTATCCAATGTATCATGTTATGCACCGCCGACCTTCTCCCCGTTTCATTCGTAATTTTCAGAGGGAAAAGTTTGATTGGTTGTATGCACAATGTATTGATAGAAGGAGATAAATATGGATGATTTATCAGGGTTTACACTATTGCCAGCGATAAAAGGAAGTACCGCATGTCTAACGTGTGGTTGTGGCTCACACGATAGTATGCACATGAATGATTTGCTTGCTGTTGGATTTGGTGATGTTACGGTTACACGAGACGGAGAAATAATATATAGCGAACAACAACAAAAAGAAAATTTTTGGGAAGGGAAAGATGCTGAATCTGCCGCGATTAAAGACCCAAATCACGATTGGCGGGTTAATTTTTATGGGCCACTTTATGGAGCCGTATATCAACGACAAGGGATAGGACATTGGGTACTTATCGAAAAAAGTGAGGGGTTTGCTTAATAATAATTATCCCGCAAGGGACGAGGAGGGAATATGAGAGAAGATTTAGTATCATACAAAGAATCAGGAGTCATGGTGGATGGTGGTGATGATGTTATCCAGATAGCAGAACAAGCCGAAGCAAGGGTCGCGGCGGTAATAAAGATAAAACGTGCCGCACTTATGGTTACAAACGGCGACGATTGGGTAGACCAAAATGGCAAACCCTACCTAATGGTAAGTGGAGCCGAGAAGGTTGCCAACCTGTTCAATATTTCATGGAGATTTTTGTCTCCTGAACCGATTAAGTCAGTCGATTCAGATGGAATAAATTTCACATATACATATTGCGCTGAATTCTTATTGGGTAAAAGATTTATCCAAGTAGAAGGCTCTCGGTCGAGCAAGGATAAGTTTTTTACTCAATATGATTATGGGGAAAAGGATGCTAACGGAAAATCAGAACGGACAGAAAAAAGCATAGCCGACCGTGATAATGAACGGGACGTAAAAATGGCTGCGTTAACCAACCTATTTGGCAATGGTATCACACGCATACTCGGTATCCGAAACTTATCATATGCCGACCTGAAAGAATTCGCTGGAATTACACCCGACATGATTGGCAAGGTGGAGTATAAAAATAAGGGCAATAAACCCCCTATTGCACAGCCCCAAGAGAAGCAGGCAACGGTTCCATCTGATGGGGAGATTATCGGAGATTCAACCCCTCCGCAACAGGGTGCAATATTTTCCATTCTCAAAAAACTCGGCGTTGAAGATGAAATGGCAAAACATGAACGAGTAAGCAAAGTTCTTGGATTTGACCGCGTCATTCTTTCCATGAAGGAATTAAGCAAAAAACAAGCATCGACAGTAATAGAACAACTCGGCAAAGAATTAAAATAAGGAGGCGGGGGAAATCGGCGCGGGTAGAGTGCGCGAGAGAGTAGACGTTTGATATTCAGGTGGCATATGCACCTGAATATGAGTCGGCGTCGTTCCGAGAGTACCCCGGCTATAATGCTGGATTGATTAGGGAGAAAGGGGCCGAATGAAAACCACTAAGCGTAAAAAGGCGGGCGCAGTCGAGCCGATGGTTAGCAACTTTCCGTCTTCCATTGGCAGACTGGAGCAGGCTAAGCGTTTTGCTCTATCGGACTTCGACAAGTGGAACGATGTTACTGGATTAGTCGCTCCCCATACGTCCTATTATTACGAATTGCAAAGCTGCCTTGAAGATGCGGTTGAGTATGGTTGGTATCATTCTATGAAAATACACTCAGTCATTCATAACGCCACAAAAAATGATTCCGCCTACGTTTGCAGGATTGACAAGGCAAAGACGCGCCTCGGAATGAAGTTCTTTTGCCCGAAGTGCAACAGATATATTTTGCCTGATCCGAGACACACGATCCGATACTTGACCGGAAGAGAGATACCGAATCTTTTGAAAGATAGACCGTTTCGGATACGGTTTTATTGATACCAACAAGGAGTTGAGGCCGTATGGCCTCGAACGATAGGTTATGAAAAAAACACTCTACGAAAAAGCGTATCAGAAGGCTAAAGAAATCAGTCATTCTAAAAAGTGGTCAAAATTGCTTGACACAATCGACCGCAAAGTTCGATTTGAAGATGGGTATGCCGCCGGTTGGCTTGATAGACATTACGAAAAAAAATAACCATGAAATGAGCAACGAGCGAAGCGAGTTTGCTCGATTGACTTGTTAGGAGGAATCATGCGATCAAGAGAAGAGCAACGGGAAGAGCGTCGGCAGTATGAAAATGACGTGTTTTATGATGTGTGGCGCAGCGGTGGTAATCCAGATCGAATTGACTATGACCGCGTAAACGATCATTACTATGACGGCATGAATCACGATGAAGCCGCGAATTTTGAGTTACGAAAGCAGCAACCTAAATCCGAATTGCCAAGTGAAGAAGAATGGGAAGAACAGCAGGAACAAGGATAACGTGCGCGTGTGGGGCGCGGAAGCGTCCCTCACGAGCGTTTTGTTATAAATTATATTTTTATAGGAGGGTACATGAGATACAGATTTTACTTTAAAGACTGCGAGCCAGTAGAGGTAACAGCGTTTGATTTTAAACTTAGAACGCCAAAAAGCATAGTAACATGGCCTTATGGATCAGAGGGTCGGGGATCTACGGTTGATATTGCGTTTGGTTCTGCGATTGCCAGAATTGCGGACGATCACGATAGAACGGTTTATGAAGACACACGCGAATCTGGTGGGGCGCATGGGTTATTAGAAGGTTACGTAACAAAGGGACACAATTAAGACTTAATGCTGAGTTGAGCCGCTTGTCGACGGGAGGTAAATATGGACAAGACTTATGCAGACCTGATGGAATCCTATTCTAAACTTGGCATTCGCAATATAGAACATTGGGAGGCATCCTGTGATTATTGCAAAAATCAGGAAGGACGGGATTTTTGTAAATTGTTTTCCCTCCAAATGAAAGACATGGACTTCCTTCGTTGCGATTCTTTTGAATGGAAAATAATATGAAATATGATTTATCCGGGAAGATTGTAAAAAACGCTGACGTTCCCTGCGGTAATTGTCATGCGTGTTGCGAGCGGGATTTAATTTTTCTGCATCCTGAATGCGGAGACATCATCGATGATTACGAGCATGAACCTGCGCCCAAACCATTTGAGGGAAGATTTATATTGCGGCATTCCTTAAACGGGGACTGTTATTATCTCGGCCTGAATGGTTGCGTGATTCACGGGAAGGCCCCGGCAATCTGTAGAGAGTTTGACTGTAGGGAATTTGCGCGGAGTCTTGGATATACTCAGGCGCGGAAAATGAAAAAACGTGGTATAATAAGCGCAAAGATATTGAATATTGGGAAGCGATTATTAAAGGAGAAATAACATGATTGAACTCGCTCACGCCATTTGCGACCTGTCTCGTATGAGTATTTTTGCAATCGGCTTCTTCCTCGGCTGTGTGTTTTGTACATGCGTTGCCGGGTGGATATGGATGTCTCTCACGAAAGGCACGAAACGAAAGCCGAGTGATTCTCAAGCAGAAAAGGCCGCTATGAAATTTATACGTAATTCGACGGATAATCCTTCTCAATGAGATGTTTTGCCAGTCGTCTGCTATTTTCTATTCGTTGTTTTTCTGGACAGAAATATTCCCGGATTGTGCTGCATCGTTCATCGAAAAACTTCCGGCAATGACAATGCGAACCGATTTTATACAGGCACATTGTTTTCATGGGTTCCCTCCTTATCAATCAATTCCACATCTTCATTTCTAAAAGCCATCATAAAAATCGGGAAATATGGACATGATTTTTTATGCCATATTCCCGCCGCCAACCCTTTATGTCCGCAATTGCATATTTCGCGGGATTGTTTTCGTAAATCCTCAAATATTTTTTGCATGGTTATCTTCTCCCGTATATATTCCCAAACATAGCCATCAGTCTCGCAACATATGACATATTCATATCATTGCGTTGTTTTTGCTCGCGCTGTTCAGGTGTCAAAACGACTTCGCATTCCTGCCGTTCACGTTCTGCTATCATTTCTTTGTCACGGATAAGAGCAGAACTTCTTCGTTCCTCAAATGTACCTCTATTTTTTGCGTTTCCCATAATTTAATTCCCTTTCACATAAAGAAACTGAATCGAATATGCCCATCATTAATTGGTCAAAATCTACTTCTTTGGCGGCCAACTCAAGACGAACTGCCCCCTGAATCAAGTTGCCCTGTGCAATAAGTATCTCTGCTTTTTTGATGTACTTTTTCATATTGACTATACGTTCAGAGAGCGCATTTTTACAAACATCAGATGTGGTCATTATTTTTCCTCTCTCATCACCTGCTCTAATATCGCAGATAGATTTATCGTTCCTGCTGCTGCCCATTCCCATGCTGCCTGTGCTGCCTTTGCTGCCCATTCTGCTGCCCGTGCTGCCCCTGCTGCCTCTGCTGCTGCTGCCCGTGCTGCATCTGCTACTGCCCATGCTGCCTCTGCTGCTGCCCATGCTGCCCATGCTGCCTGTGCTGTCCTATCTTTCCCGCTGAGCCAATTATTTGCCCATTCCACCCACTTAGCGTCTGTGTACACCAATTTGGTGCACAGAATTCCCGCTCGCACCTTTTGTGCTGTTGTCATTTCCGGGAGGGGAATTTTGCGCAACAGGCGGGCGCGTTTTGTGCCGCCCTTCAGCCCATCATGTGCCACACTGCTGTCTATTTCCATTTCCCATAATTTGGGATTGGAAATATTGGCATGGATGGGATTCAAAAACACCGCCGTCAATGGCGTATCGTAGTAATGGATTACTTCGTTCGTACAGAGCGTATTACCGGGTATGTCTATGCTCTGCCATTCGTTTACCGTCCACAGAAATTCATTATGGGTCTGATTTTTTTCATCAGTCAATTTATATTTTATCATTTCAATCCCTCCTGTTGGTCTTCCCTTTCCTCTTCCCTTTCCTCTTCTGCCGTCAGCCAATCATCGAGTGCCCATCGGAGCACGGCATTTTTGTGCTCGCCGGTGCGGTCGATGTATGCCTGAAAACGCTCAACGAGTGCCTTGTCCATCGTTACCTGTTCCTTACTGTGTATTTTCATTTTATCTCCTTTGCCTTTTTATGCGAAACCGTACCCATGCGACAATCCCGCCGCCGGGGAGTTTATAGCCCCAATGTGATTTCCGTCCTATAGATGGGGCTAAATTATAGAACACTATATCAACAATAAAAAACACCACATAAAACACAATTATTATTATATCAATAGTAGTCATTTTGCCTCCTCTATATCTGGTAATGCTGGCATTTTTGCCGAGATGAATTTGCCTTCACCGCCCCATTCTTCTCTGAACCAAAACGCACCAGAACGAGTTATCATTACCCCGTTTGATATTTTTGAGACTTTAATAGAATTTAATTCAGGTTTTATGCCCCTTTCTTTTTCTTTTTTATAAGGCCAACCATAGAACCAATAAAAGCCGGGTTCTGTAGGCCATTCAGTTGACCATTCATATTTTTTCATTTTATCTCCTTTTCTCGTCTATTCAGTGCCGATGCACATGTTACAGCAATGCTGTATGATTCATCCGACGATAACTGGTCTATGCCTGTCGCTGGATTTATTACGGGAATATCAATAATAATTCCATCGTCTGAACAAACCATGCTTCCTGTTGCGCTCCATATTCTCATTTTCCCTCCTTCACTCTCACGCGCTCGCCGGAGGGTAACAACCAGGGACCAAATTCTCTTATGCGTGATTCGGCCTCTGTTATTAATTCCCCTGTCGTCAAATCGCGGACGAATTCACCATTACTGCAATTACAGCATGAATTGAGAGGAAGATGGGTTCCGCACAGGCATTTACACTTCTTCACAGCCTCCAAGCCGACAATAGGCTGCTTCATGTCGGCGTCTACGAGGGTGAGGATAGTATCGGCTGTGTCAAGACCACTCGGTATTGCATCATTATGGTGTAATATCAGTTTTGCTTCATGCTGATAAATTATTTGTGCTATCTGTTCTCTCAGGTTCATTTCCTCTCCTCCATAAGGGCTTCATTTACGCTATCACGATATTTTTCTAAGACTTCATTCCTTCCCCATCCAGTCTTTTCAGCAAGTTTTAGTCTGAACAATTCCTCAATACGTTTCAGCAAATCTTTTGTATTCATTTTGTCCACCTCGGCTTGATATTATTTCTCAGGTATATTTGCGTCATCAAAGGTCTCCTTTTCTGTCAGCGCTTTCCTGTACCATTACAATCGGTACATTTTTTACCGCTACCATTTTCTCCATATCCATCACACTTAGGGCATTTAATACCATGTATCAAACACCCATTATTTACATATCGTTTAAGTTTACGTGCCCAGCCACATTTACAATGACCAGGAAGTCCTATATCTCCACGTCGTGTTGGATTAAATCTCATTTCCCCTCCTTTTCTTTCAGCACTTTTATTTTCTCGTCGATTTCCTTCTGCATTTGGCATTGATAGGTGTGAGGACAATTACTATCTATACACTCAGAATCATAGGTTCCCTCACAATGATTATAAACACTCCAATATCCCCGGCACGCTTCCTCGTGAATCAGTTGGAGCAAGTCCGCGAGTTTTACATTTTCATCACGAACTTTTATTTCACCATTCGGCAAAACAATAATCGGTCTCCTGGGACCATCCAAAAGCGTTTCTAATTCTGCGGCTGTGGGTTTATTGTTCATCTTGATGCCCCACAGGAAATAATTATATTTCCCGTTTTCTCGAAATACGCAATTTTTTCTTCAATCCTGCCGCTCACAGGATTGTACCATTTGTACGACTGCGTACCAAACCCGGCTACGGTCGCTATTCTGATGCGATCCGCCACAAAATGGAACCCATCTACGTCTCGCAATTCCATCAGATTCATGCCGATGAGAAGTTGGTCATCCCCGTTGGCAAGACACCTTCCCGTCATGTCAACAACCTCGACATACAGGTCCCGGTCATGAAACCATTTTTGCCGACGGTCGCTGAATGTTTTTAGAGCCGTCGCCGAATCTGCTGTTTGGTAGTAGACAACGGCTTTTTGCACCATCGCCTTTACATCAGCCCGCGTTCCCATCATTGTCTCGTCTGCGTATGCAACGAGACCGAAACAACATACCAGTGCTGCTACTGCGAATAGCTTTTTCATTGTGATACCTCCTTGATTATTGTGATTGCAATTTCGATTCCCTCCGCAAGTAATGCCATACGGAATGCTTGCGAGTAGTCAGCACGTTTGGCGCATCCCATTGCGCTATCTCTGTAATTTTTTGACAGTTCAGAAAGTTTTGTTATGAGTTTTGTTTTGTCCATCTTACGGCCTCCTTTAATTCATCCTCATCGGTATAACATCATCGGCGGTAATACACGACAGCCGCCCGTATTCATCGCGGCAGTAAAATTGATTGTTCTGTTCCCAAATGTGCTCATATCCGACGCTACACGCGATTGCCGCCGCCTCGCGCAAATCCCAAAGGGAATACACCGTTGCCAGTCTCCGCAGAACTAATTTTTCGTTTCGCATAAGATAACCTCAATATCATTTTGAACCTCTTCGATACTTAATCCTTTTGCGTCGGCGATAAAGTTTCGCAGAGCGCATAATACACCCTGCGCGTCATGGGGCGTTTTAAGGAGGTGCAAATATGCCATTTGAGCGGCTTTTAGTCCAGCCGGCGCGGCGGCGATAAGCCGAGCATTGGCAAAAGCAGAGCCTCCGTGTTCATCGCATATCCATTGGTCATGCAGGTGTGCAATATGGGATACATACCCTGGGCCAATTTTAATAACATCTGTACGTTCGTTTTCATTGCCGCCAGCAATTTTCCACGGTCCCGGCGTAAATTTATCCTTTTCCATGATGGGCGCTCCTTTCGTTTTTTTTGCCGCTTCCGGGTTTAGTGTGGGTTACCCCAAGATGTTGTGGTTCTTTGGATAGCCCGGTTCATGCTGCTTCTGCCCTCGGGTAGAGATCAAGACCTCCACAGTGAAAGTAGATCGCAGCTTTGTAGTGGTCACGGTTGCGGTAACCACATGCCATCAGCTTGATCATTTGGATCTTGCTGTTGATTCCCTCCGATGTTGCGTTCGTAATCCGATGTTTGAAGTAGGTCAGAAGGTTGGCGAGGTGCCGCTTCAGTGTTTTGGCCGCTTCGATGATCGGGGCAAGCTTTGAGTGTGTTGCCCAGAAGTACCATGCCTTGAAGTATTTCTCCGCGCACTTCGCGTACGCATAAGACCAGAAGGCTCGGAGGGACTCCTTGATCGCCCAAGCCCGGCCCGTCTTAAGGTCGGCGTTCTTCACGTCCTCGAACTCCTCACGCCGCCATTCCGGCATATTCTCTTCATTCCAGAGCCAGAGATATCTCGTCCCTTTAAGCCGAAAATCATCGTGTGCGGCCAATACCTTGTGTTCTCCCCGCCGCACCTTGTCTACGGCCTTCGTTACCTGCGTCGTTGCGTGATATCGGTCAAAGACGATCTTTTCATCAGCATTGGGCACATATGCCCGTGTCGCAGCGACGTAAGGGTCCCACATGTCCATGGCGATCCCCTTGATCCGAGCCATCTCTTCCTCCGTAAACTGCTTATAATAGCGCTCCAAGCTCGCCTGCTCCCGGTCGTCGACGACATGCTCGACGACCGCTCGGTCAAGATCGCACACGATAGTCTCGTACTTCTGGCCCTTTCCGACCGACTTCTCGTCTATCCCAATATAGGCCGGCACCCGCTTCTTCTTCCGAGCAAGCCCGCGCGTGACCGCCCGAAGCATCACGCCCCATGTTTCATCCCAGCTCGTTCCGGAAAGACGGGTCACGCCAGTCACATCGCATTCCTTGAGCGTATCGATCAGCCGCGCCTCAAACAGCCTTGTAAACTGAGATCGCGGTTCCGCCCAGGGAGCGCGAATCTGCTTCACCCTGTCCACCGAACACGTAGTTCGCGGAAGACGAGCGTGTATATACGTCTGACACTGGCACGTATCCAGGTGCCGCCACTCCTGTTCCTCGGTATGGTCATATACCGGCACCTCCTGCTTGCACACAGCGCAGGGAAACGTCGACCCGGACGCTTCTTCGACCCACACATCGATGCGGCTTGCTGTCATATCCACCTGAACCTTAAATTTTTTCTATCCAAGCCGCAACAAAGCGGTCTGGGTAGGAGTATATGGTCGAAACCATATACTCCTTTTCTGAGTGCATCTGTACGATAGATGCACTCATTTTCATAGCTTCCTCAATCGAGGAAGCCTCTCCTATGCACTCTGCATAGGGATGGTGACTCTCAAAAATTTTCATTTCTCAATCCCTCCTATTGGTCTGCGAGGCCCTGAGAGCCTCGGCTATGGCGGCCTGCGCCGCCTCAAATGGTGTATGAGGAGGCCGACGGTATGTCATTTTGGCCTCCTCTCTAATACCCTATATACTGCATACCCTATGCCATAATATATACTATATATTATCAATGGGTTAGTTTTCACCAAAATCGCCAAATTGACAAAAAACGGCAGTCAAAACAGCCTGACTGAATATATACTATATATTACAATATGTTATCAATGCCGAAAAATGTCAGCCAAATTGACAAAAAATGGCAGTCTTGGAGCCGTAATGACGGAGAGCAGCAATCTCAGCGAGCGTCCGATAGCTCATACCAGCCCTCAGTTGATTTGTGGCAGGATTGATACACTATCCCAAATCAGCTGGCGAACTCAGCCTGATTCAACGAGCGCAACCACAGCCCCAAAATATCGGCTCTCACCATTACTCTCAGAGCATATATATAGTATAGGGTATACCATTGCCAGCCCTCCCCGATTTGCGCTCAACCTGGACCCCGTATGACGTTGGAGCATTTGAGACAATTGTAGCATTTGATAAAAAACTTGACAATCTCTGCATGATATGCTACAGGTAGAGCAAGACCGCGCACATCCAGCGCGTATACAGCAGAGCGGAGTGAGTATATGCCCGATTATTCGCAAAATCAGCGGCAAAAAAGCCCGATTCAACACAAGGGCGGAACCCGGTAGAGTGTCGCATAGCCGGCTCTCCGCCGGCAGAGCGTGGCAATACTGGCAAGCGATATGGGAGCTAAGACGGTCGCGGACTCATTCCATTACTGGCGATTATTTTTTCAAAACTCAACAATAGGACGTAATGCACGCTTCTTCGCTGAGTACAAAAAAAAAAAAAAAAAAACAAAAAAAAAAAAA